CAAAGTTATCAACGAATCTGAACACAGAGATATTTCAGATAAGTGATTTATCTATAACAAAACACGGATTTGTTTTAGAAGATATACTTAATGGCGCTGAAATGATAAATCCCATAGAAGTTCACAAATGCACAAACGAAGGCAAAATAGGTGCATTAGGCAAACCTTACAAACAGGGGTTATTAAAAGTAATTAAAGGTAGTCAAAGAGTAACTACAGCTATTAAACTTGGATATACACACATAGAGGGCATATATGTCTGACGCTTACTTAGGAAATCCTAATTTAAAAAAGATAAATGTTCCTGTTGAATTTACTAAGGAACAAATAAAAGAATTTACTAAATGTGAATCTGACCCCTTATACTTTATTAAAAACTATGTGCAAATTGTATCATTAGATAAAGGTCTTGTGCCTTTTGAATTATATGACTTTCAAGAAAAAATGATTGATACCATGCACAATGAAAGATTTACAATTTGCAAATTACCTAGACAGTCTGGTAAATCTACAACAATTGTATCTTATCTTTTACATTATGCATTATTTAATCCTAATTGTAACATTGCTATTTTGGCAAACAAATCATCTACAGCTAGAGATATTTTAGGAAGACTACAACTTGCATATGAAAATTTACCAAAGTGGTTACAACAAGGTGTTATAAATTGGAACAAAGGTTCTATTGAATTAGAAAACAAATCAACTATTGTGGCCGCCTCTACATCATCAAGTGCGATTCGTGGTGGTTCATATAACATTATATTCTTAGATGAGTTTGCTTTTGTACCATCAAATATTGCCGAACAATTTTTTAGTTCTGTATATCCTACAATTACATCAGGTCAATCTACAAAAATGATAATCGTATCTACACCACATGGTATGAATATGTATTACAAGTTATGGGTTGACGCTGTAAATAAAAACAACAATTATACACCAATAGAAGTTCATTGGTCAGAAGTGCCAGGTAGAGACCAAAAATGGAAAGAAGAAACAATACGAAACACCTCACAAGAGCAATTTCAATCAGAGTTTGAATGTGAGTTTTTAGGTTCTATTGATACTCTTATAAGTCCAGCAAAAATTAAACAAACACCTTATGTTACACCTATAAAATCAAAAGGTGGTTTAGAAATGTATGAAGAACCTAAAAAAGATAGAGTTTATGTATGTACTGTTGATGTTGCAAGAGGCACAGAAAAAGATTACTCAGCATTTATTGTATTTGATGTAACAGAAGTGCCTTACAAAGTGGTCGCTGTATATAGAAATAATGAAATTAAACCTTTTGTTTTTCCTAATGTAATTGCTGAAGTGTGTAATGGTTATAATCATGCACACACATTAGTTGAAGTAAATGATATAGGTCAACAAATATCAGACGCTTTACAATTTGAAATAGAGTACGATAATCTATTAATGACAACACAAAGAGGTAGAGCTGGTCAGGTTTTAGGTGCCACATTTAGTGGTCGTGGTTCTCAGTTAGGTATTAGAATGACTAAACAAATTAAAAAAATAGGTTGTTCAAATATTAAGACTATTATAGAATCAGACAAAATCATTATCAATGACTTTAATGTTATAGGTGAAATGTCAACATTTTCTAGGAGAGGAAACTCTTGGATGGCAGAAGATGGATGTAATGATGATTTAATGTCCTGTCTAATTATATTTGGGTGGGCAACAAACCAAGATTATTTTAAAGAATTAACAGATATAAACATCAGAAATCAAATGTATGCTGAACAACAAAATCTTATAGAACAAGATATGGCACCATTTGGTTTTGTAGATGATGGTTTACCAGAAGAAGAAAAGCCTTTTGCTGATGAATACGGCACAGTCTGGAATCCTGTTGTCCGTAAAGGTGAGTAAGGAATAAGGTTTATATAAATAGAAGTAGTGAAAATCTTTGTTTATGGGGTATTTAAAAAATACAAAAATGAACACTAAATTAGCTAATTAAGAGGAGAATAACCTATGGCATTTCAAGTATCACCAGGTGTTCTCGTACAGGAAAGAGACCTAACTAGGATTATTCCTGCTGTATCTACATCTATTGGCGCCATTGCTGGAGAATTTCGCAAAGGTCCTTTAGAAGAAATAGTAGCAATATCTAGTGAGGCTGAGTTAGTAGATACATTTGGCGAGCCAGATTCAAACAACTTTGAGGCGTTTTTTTCGGCTGCTAACTTTCTACAATATAGTAATGCTTTAAGAGTAGTACGAGCAACAACCACTAGTCTGGTAAACGCAACTACAACAGGTTGTGGTTTACAGATTAAGAATACTACCCATTATCAAGACAACTACGCTGACGGTTCAGGTGTTGTTGGAAACTTTGCAGCTAGAACTGCTGGTGCTTGGGGTAACAATTTGTTAGTGTCAACTTGTCCAACAGCAACTGCTTATGAAGAAGAAGGTGCTACAACAGTTAATGATGATTCAACATCTGTTGGAGATACAACTGTTGTTGTAGCTGATGGTACAGCCTTAAATGTAGGCGATATCATTTCTTTTTCAACAACAGCTGCTACAAATGACTATGATGACGGAAAACAATACAGAATAACTGGCATTTCTACAAACACTTTGACAATTGTTCAAAAAGAAAGTGGAAGTGGTGGTTTAGAAACAACACTTACAGATGGTGCAAATGTTAGAAGAAGATGGAGATATTACGATTCAGTAGATAGAGCTCCAGGAACTTCACCATATGTTTCTGACCGTTCAGGTTCTGGCGATGAACTTCATGTCGTAGTGGTAGATGAAGATGGCGGAATTACAGGCGTACCAGGAGATGTTATTGAAACATTTTCAAATGTGTCAAAAGCTGCTGACGCTAAAACACCACAAGGCGACACAAACTATTATCCAGATGTAATTTATACAAAATCAAATTTCATATACTGGATGGACCACAATACATCAGGTACTAATTGGGGTAACAATGCAGCTGGTACAACATTTACTGCTGTTGATACACCAACATTAGAATCATTATCTGGTGGTTCAGATGGTTCAAGTGTAACTAATGCACAAAAATTATCTGCTTACGAAAGATTTGAAGACCCAGACACAGTAGATGTCGGTCTAATCATAGCAGGTTCAGGAGATGGAACTCATGTTGACAACTTAATAACTGTTGCTGAGAAAAGAAAAGACGCTATTGTCTTTGCTAGTCCAGAAAGAGCGGATGTTGTTAATGTTTCAAACTCTCATACACAAACTAAAAATGTTAAAGACTTTTTTGATTCAAGAAGGTCATCTAGTTATTGTGTATTTGATAGTGGTTATAAACAAATGTATGATAGATTTTCAGATGTTTATAGATTTGTACCACTAAATGGTGATATTGCTGGTTTATGTGCTAGAGCAGACGCTGTTGCTGATTCATGGTTTAGTCCTGCTGGATTTAATCGTGGTATCATAAGAGGTGCTGTTAAACTTGCATATAATCCTACAAAAGCACAAAGAGATATTTTATACCCAGCTCGTATCAACCCTGTTGTTACATTACCAGGTACAGGTACAGTATTATTTGGAGATAAAACTGCTCTTACATCACCAAGTGCATTTGATAGAATAAATGTAAGAAGACTTTTCATTACATTAGAGAAAGCAATTTCTACAGCTGCTAAATTCCAACTCTTTGAGTTTAATGATGAATTTACAAGAGCAAACTTTAGAAATATTATAGAACCTTTCCTAAGAGATGTGCAAGGTCGTAGAGGTATCACAGACTTTTTAGTAGTATGTGATGATACAAATAACCCAGGTAGTGTTATTGATAGAAATGAATTTGTAGCAGAAATCTTTGTGAAACCTGCTCGTTCAATTAATTTCATTACACTTAAATTCGTTGCTACACGAACAGGTGTTGCATTTGAAGAAGTCGCTGGATAATTTAGAGGAGAAAAAAGATGGCAAATATATCAGATTTCAAAGCTAAACTTGTCGGCGGTGGTGCTCGTGCCAATCAGTTTAAGGTAACTTTACCTTTTCCTGGTTATGCTCAAGTTGGTGGCGAAATAGAAGACATGGCGTTTTTGTGTCAAGGTACTCAGTTACCGCAAATGGTAATCGGTGAGGTTACTGTCCCATTTAGAGGCAGACAAATTAAACTTGCTGGTGAAAGAACTTTTGCTGACTGGACTGTTACTATTTTAAATGATACTTCATTTAGACTAAGAAACGCTTTTGAAAGATGGCAAAATGGTATCAACAATATGACTGATGGAGAAGGTTTAACTAATCCAACAGACTATCAAGTTGACGCTTTTGTTGACCAATTAGATAGAAATGGTAGTACATTAAAATCATATACATTAAGAGGAGTATTCCCTACCGACATAGCGGCTATTGCTCTTGCATATGATACAAATGACGCTATTGAAACTTTTGATGTAACCTTTAAGTATCAATACTTTGAAAGTAATACAACCACATAATGGTCGTATAAATATTGATACAATATAGGAGTTAAATTATGGCTGAATTATTTGGGTTTCAGATTACTAGAGTAAAGAAAACTGAGGACCCGAAACAAAACTTTACAACCTCGCCAGCGGATGACGGAACCCAGGTCGTTGCTGGCGGAGGTTATTTTGGTCAGTACCTTGATATTGAAGGTACTGCCAAATCTGAGGCGGATTTAATCCGTAGATACAGAGAAATCTCTTTACATCCCGAATGTGATATGGCAATTGAGGATGTTATCAACGAAGCTATTGTCGCTAATGAAAATAAAGACCCTGTCAGAGTAAATACTGATAGTGTTCCCTATGGTGATGATATCAAGAGAAAGATAGAATCTGAATTTAGAACTGTGTTAAAACTTATGAACTTTAACACAAAAGGGCATGATATCTTTAGAAGATGGTATGTGGATGGTAGAATTGCATATCAAAAAATTATAGACCGTGATTCTCCTATATCAGGTGTTACAGAATTACGATATTTAGACCCTAGAAAAATTAAGAAGATTAGAGAAGTAAGAAAGAAAAGACCTGATGGCAGTAATGCCAATTCTAAAAACGCAATGACTATGATGGATGAATATGTAGAGTATTATGTATATAACGAAAAAGGCGTTTCAGGTCAAACATCTGGTGGCGGTATTAAAATCGCACCCGATACAATCGCATTTTGCAGCTCAGGATTAATTGACCAATCAAAAAATATAATTTTATCACATTTGCATAAGGCAATTAAACCTGTAAATCAATTAAGGATGATTGAAGACGCTGTTGTTATTTACAGAATAGCAAGGGCGCCTGAAAGAAGAATCTTTAAAGTAGATGTTGGTAATTTACCAAAAGTAAAAGCTGAGGCATATTTAAGAGATGTTATGGCAAGATATAGAAACAAACTTGTTTATGACGCTTCAACAGGTGAAGTTAGAGATGACAGAAACTATATGTCAATGCTTGAAGACTTTTGGTTACCAAGTAGAGAAGGCGGTAGAGGTACAGATATTTCTACATTACCTGGCGGTCAAAACTTAGGAGAGATTTCTGATATAGAATATTTCCAAAAGAAATTATATCGATCATTAAACCTAC